CAACGCGGTCAGTAATGGATTTGGATATTTTAGGGTTGATGTGGACTGGGCACGGGAGGATGCCTTTGTGCGAGACATCAAAATAGACAGAATCATGAACCCGTTCTCTGTCTATCGCGATCCGCGATCAACGGCAGTTGATAGTTCCGATTGGAATATGTGCTTTGTAACTGAGCTGTTGACGCACGACGAGTTTGAAACGAGCTATCCTGATGCTGAGAAAACAGACTTTGAAAGTCAAACTTTTGAGCAACGAGACAATCTTTGGTACACCTCAAATACAGTTCGCGTTGCTGAGTATTGGTCACGCGAGGAAGTAGACAAAGAAATTATTATGATGTCAGACGGTCAAATTCTTGACGCTGACATTTTTGAATCTCAACGCGATATGTTTGAAGTTGCTGGCATTATGCCAATGCAATCGCGAACAGCTAAATCGCATCGAGTAAAGCAGTGCGTTGTTACTGGCTCAGAGATATTGAGCGAGATCGAGTGGGCGGGTAAATACATTCCGATTGTTCCCGTCTACGGCGATGAAGTTGTTGTAGGCGAAAACAGAAACTTTCATTCGCTTATCCACTTCGCGAAAGACAGCCAGCTTGCATATAATTTTTGGCGGTCAGCCGCAGCCGAGCTACTTGCATTGACACCCAAGGCCCCGTGGATTGCACCAATTGGCGCGTTCAACACTGACCAAGCGAAATGGGCAACGGCAAACACAGAGAACCATGCGTTCATCGAGTACGATGGCAGCCAACCGCCTATCCGCCAGCCTTTCGCAGGCGTGCCAGCCGGAGCGATCCAAGAGGCCGCATCGGCCAACAATGACATGAAAGATGTGATCGGCATGTTTGATAGCGGCATGGGCCAGCCTAACCAAGCATCCGGCAAAGCTCTGATTGCGAGACAACGCGACGGGGATATAAGCACCTACCATTTTATTGATAACTTGAGCCGCGCAATTAGACATGCAGGGCGGATTATCGTTGATCTAATTCCAAGTGTTTACACAGAGGCGCGAATAATCCGCGTGCTTGGCGAAGACAACGAAGCGAAGACCGTACAAGTTAATCAGCAATTCCAAAACGAGGGCGACGATGCTCCGCGCATGTACGATCTGACAACAGGAAAATATGACGTTGTTGTTAAAGCAGGGCCAAGTCATTCGACGCAACGCCAAGAAGCGGCAGAGCAAATGATGCTGATGATACAGCAATTCCCGCAGGCTGCACCTGTCATTGGTGATTTAATTGCCAAGAATTTAGATTGGCCTGGAGCCGAGGAAATTGCCGAGCGGTTACAGAAAATGTTGCCGCCAGAAATTCGTGGCCGCGATCCTGAGGTTGAGCAAGTCAAACAGCAGCTTCAAGAGGCCGCTGGAATTATTCGCGAGCTGCAAGCTGACAGATCAATCATGCAAGAGAAAAACCAAATCGATGCAAACAAGGTCGCGCTAGAAGCTGAGAAAGTAGTCGCGCAAAAATACAAAGCTGAGACTGACCGCATGAGCGCGTTGGTCAAAGCCGAGACAGCAAACTCTACGGTTCCCCAAATGGAGGCGTTCCAACCTAACAACTTACTTTAAGGAGATTACCACTATGTCGGACGAAGCAAATAATCCAATTGAGGAACTTGCTGAACAGCCTGAAGACAACGCACCTGAAGCAGAGATTGCCGAGGATACGCAAGTTGTTGAAGTCGAGTCAGACAACGAAACAAGCGAACCTGAAACAGATGAGGTTGATGGCGAAGAACCAGCTTCTGAGTTTGTAACAGTCGAATACGATGGCATGGAGTACGAAGTGCCAAACAATCTTAAAGACGCGCTAATGCGTCAGCAAGATTACACTAAAAAAACTCAATCGATTGCAGAGCAACGCAAAGAGATTGAGGTGCAAACCGCTGCGCTACAACAGCAAAGCGTACAACAACAACAAACTTTCGAGGAAGCTGCCAACCTACGGTCAATCGATCAGCAATTAGCTCAATACAATGATCTAAACTGGGACGAGCTGTATCAAGGTGACATGGCAACCGCTGTAAATTTAGATCGTCAAAAACGCGATTTAGAATCTCAGCGACAAGCGACAGTCGGAAGATTGCAACAAGGCCAAGCCCAAGCTGTTGAGAACCAGCGAGTTGAACACGCCAAGGTTCTTGAAGAAGGCCAAAAGGTTTTGGCAACCAGAATTAAAGATTGGACACCAGAGCTTGCACAAAAAGTTGCCGCCTACGGAATTAGTCGGGGATTAAAAGAGCAAGCCGTCCAAAGCATTACTGACCCTGTTCACGTTGAACTTATCGACAAGGCAAGACGTTACGACGAGCTGATGGCTAAACAAACAGTTAAGCCAGCTGCCCAGCCTGCTCAAGCAGCAATAAAGGTCAAGGGCAAACGAGCCGCCGTTAACAAAGACCCCGATAAAATGGATGTGAACGATTGGTTAAAAATGCGGAATCAACAAGTTGAACAGCGCAATCGCGCATAACCAATAGGAACTAAAAAATGGTAAATACACTTTTAACCCCAACAGCGGTAACACGCGAAGGGCTTCGGGTCTTGCACCAGAAGTTAAATTTTGTTGGAACAATTAACCGTAGCTATGATGACCGTTTTGCTAAGTCAGGCGCAAAGATTGGCGACAGCCTTTCTATTCGTTTGCCTAACCAATACACGGTCAGAACAGGCGCAGCTTTAAGTTCTCAAGATGTTGCTGAACAATCTGTAACGCTTCAAGTTGCGTCACAAGCAGGCGTGGATACCACATTTACGTCAGACGATTTAAGTTTGGATATCGATGACTTTAGCTCGCGTATCCTAAATCCGGCAATGTCTGTTCTTGCGGCGCATATTGAATCTGATGCTCTTTCTATGTACAAAGACGTTTACAATCATGTAACCGATTCAGGTGCAACAATCACCAAAAGCGATGTGCTTCAAGCTGGCAAAGTTTTGACAGACAACCTAACGCCATATGATCAGCGTAACTTGTTGATGAACACAAAAGACAATGTTGATCTAGTATCTGACTTGTCTGGCTTGTTCAATGACCAATCAAAAGTCGCGTCAAATTATCGTGAAGGTCGCGTAGCTTCAAACACGTTTGGTTTCCAAAACATTATGGAAACAAGTTTAGCACCGTCCCACTTGGGCGGAGCAGACGATGGCACTGGGGATCACTTGGTCAATGATTCAGGCACTATTGCCGAAGGCGTAGCGCAGCTAACTGTTGATACAGGTAGTGCAACTTTGCTTAAAGGAGACATCTTCACCCTCGACGCTGTAAATCGTGTTCATCCTGAAACTAAAGCTGACACGGGTGTTTTACAAAAGTTTGTTGTTTCTGCGGACATGGCAGGCGACGGAACAGTTTTAACTTTCCAACCTCCTCTGCGTGCAGCGGGTGCGTTGAAAAATATTACTGCAATGCCAGGCAACAACGCGCCAATTCGCAAGCGTGAGTCAGACGACTCAACAGCAATTGCTGCATCACAAACATTGACGACTTCTTTGGCTTATCACAAAGATGCGTTTGCATTTGCAACCGCTGATCTTGTTTTGCCAACTGGCGTTGACTTTGCTGCGCGTGAAGTCATGGACGGCATCTCGATGCGGATTGTTCGTGATTACTCAATCAGCGCAGATACGTTCATCACTCGACTAGATGTGCTTTATGGTTTCACAACAATTCGTCCTGAATTAGCGTGCAGAATCCACATGAACTAAAAAAGCGGGGGTTGCTTTCGGGCAGCCCCCATTTTTAATTGCGAGGTAATTAATGACTAAAATTTGGATGTTTAAAAATGGAACAGGCGAAGGCAAAATCTTCGATGCTAATGCTACTCCAAAACGCGGATATTCTGATAACCCAAAAGCTGCCAAAAAATTATCACAACAAGCGCCTCAACGCGCAAGAACAGAAGGCAAGTTTGTAGCCGACGATCCCACAACGCTAAACATAAATGAGGCTTACGAGAAATGAGCATAGCAACGCTTGCCGAATTAAAAACTGCTCTTGAAACTGAGACTAGCCGCTCGGACATAACGTGGGACGATTACATCACACGCGGAGAAGCACGACTTAATCGCAAGCTGCGCTTATTACAGCAAGAGACATCAGTTGCTTTCACGTTGGCTTCTGGCGATAACTCGCAAGCATTGCCGTCTGGTTTTATAGAGCATATTGATTTATTCTTTACTTCTGACAATCACCAGCCAACTCAACAATCTCTTTCGACTTTGCAAGAAACGGCCAGCACTGGATCAGGCAGGCCATACTATTTTGCCATTGGCAACGTGATACAGTTCGAGCGAGAGGCGGATACCCCTTACACGTTCACCCACAGATTTTATAAAAAGTTTGATTTAGTAACAGACAATACAAATAACTTATTAACTGATCACCCAGATGCTTATATTTATTCAACGCTTGGTGCGTTTTACATGCGAGCAAAAGACACAAACATGGTGCAGTCAAATCTAAATATGCTCGATCAAGTTGTTCAAGAATTAAACACGCTAGATGGTCGTTCAAGAAATCAAGCGCGGTTGGCCGTAGATAGCGGCTTAACTTCCGCTCGACGCTTTGATATTTCGCGAGGATTTTAATGTTTAACTTTGGGCCGTTTCTTCCTGATCAAGCTGACCTAGGCAACCCCGGCGCAACGGTTGCAACTAACGTACTGCCAAAAACGACGACTACATACGCGCCTTTTCCAAGTCAAGCAACTGTGTCTAGTGCAATGTCAAACCGCCCAAGAGGGGCCGCGTCATTTGTGCAAACAGACGGCACGGTCAATACGTTTTCAGGTGATCACCAAGACCTGTTTAAATTAGGTACAGCGGCGTTTGCAAATAAATCACGGCAGGCGGCAAGCTACACAGTTGGCACAACTGACCATGTTAATTTTATTCAATTTGGTGATCGTGTTATTTCAGTCAACGGACACACTGACCCGCCACAAAGTTTTGTGATGGGAACATCAAGCACGTTTACTGATTTACTTGCTACAGCGGCAACTTGCACAATCACAATAACAGCGCATGGCAATTTAGCGACAGGCGAGAAAGTTCGTTTAATTGCAACTGATCAAACTGTACACGATTTTACCGTTGGCGGCAGCGCTGGTTCAGGAACTTTTGTTGCTGAAACAAACAACAACACAACAGCAGAAAACTTAAAAGTACAAATTGCAGCTAATGCAAAATTTACAGCGACGCGAGCTGATGCAGTTGTTACAGTTACGCAAGCAGTGTCAGGTATAAAAGGCCAAGGTGCAGTGGCGGTAACTGACGCAGGCGATGTTGGCATGACAGCGACAGCATTTGTAAACGGCGTTGGTTACGACATTCGCGCAAAAACAATTGCTGTTGTAAAAGATTTTGTGATGATGGGTAATCTTTATGATGGCGATGGGGTTACGCCAAACCGCATCCATTGGTCAGGAATAAACGCCCCAACGTCATGGGAAACAGTAGGGTCAGCGGCGGCAGCGGCTGTTCAATCTGATCGTCAAGACTTGCCAAGTGGCGGCGAGATTATGGCAATTACAGGTGCTATTGGCGGCATGGACGGCGCAGTGTTTTGCAAGAACGCGATATATTCTTTGAGCTTTGTCGGGCTGCCAACTGTCTTTAACATTCAAGAAATTGTTCGTGACTCTGGAGTGTTAGCAGCCAACTCAGTTGTCAACGTAGGCGCGGTTGCGTTCTACTTATCTGAGTCTGGATTTATGACGTTTACAGGATCGGGCGCACAACCAATTGGCAACCAAAAGGTAGACAACTTTTTCCTATCTGATCTTGATCAAAATTATATCCACCGCGTGTACGGAGCGGCTGATCCAACCAACAGCTTAGTCTACTGGGCTTATCCAGGCGCAAACAATTCTGACGGCCAGCCTAATAAAATTATTATCTACAACTACCAAATAGATCGATGGTCAACGGCTGAAGTTTTTCAAGAGTATATGTTTCGGAATTTATCGGTTGCACGCACACTTGAAGACTTGGACGATTTTGGCACTGTTGATAATCTAGGCGTCTCGTTTGATTCCGCATCTTGGATTGGCGGCCTAACATCTTTAAATGGATTTAACGCGGAAAATAAACTTTGCCGATTTACGGGTTCTAATTTAGCCGCAACTTTAGAAACACAAGAGCTTGGCGGCGACAAAAGAATATTTGTAAACGCGGTGCGCCCATATGTTGACGGCGGCACAGTTACAATAAAACTTCGACATCGAGCAACACCGACTGACAGCATAAGCGAAACAACCGAGAACGCAATTGATGCAGATGGTCAAGCGCACTTTACAGTAAGCACTCGATTTGTACGCGCTCAAGTTAATGTCGCGGCAGATGGTAATTGGACGCACGCGCAAGGCGTTGACGCAGAGACTGCCGTGGATGGCAGCGCATGACCGTATCAGAGTTTAGAGCGCCGCCATTGTTTTCTAATGATGAAACAATTCACAGAAAACAACTTGGCGAATCAATTAACAATATTATCGTTGGCAAGCTAAACAATGTGATTGATGTCACACTTACTGCAAGCTCTGCAACGACAACAATTACAGATGCGCGGATTGGAGTAAATACAGCTTTTATTTTTACTCCTACAACTGCCAACGCATCGGCTGAAATTGGCGCTGGTACAATTCATGTTGTGACAACGAGCAGAGTAAACGGCAGTGCAATTGTAACAAACGCAAATAATTCGCAAACAGACAGAACTTTTAAAGTGGT